TGCGCTTAGCATCCTTACTACCTGGTTTTGGATCACCTGTTACGGCAGTCTTTAATTTTGAACCAGGATTTTCACGACGATATGCCTTGACTGCAGCAGCACTCATACCATCAGTCTTATCAGACTTATTGACTTTCTGCCAATCTTCTTCCATAGCAGAAAGTTTTGCTGCTACTGCCATTTCACGACGTTTTTCTTTAGTCTTTCCCTTAAACTGAGGTGCATCAGATTTATAAAAATCTTTTACAACATCACCCATGTCTGCTTTTTTTAAATTGAGTTTTTCATTTACTTGATCATAAACCTTTTCTCCAGTATCTTTATCAATATATCCAGATCCATTTTTATCAAAAAATCTAATCCCAAAAGTCATCCTTTCTTTTTTTAGAAGTTTTCTCCTTTCCTCAGCCTTTTTCTGTCTCTGTAATTTAATTTTTTTTCTCTCCTCTGTTCTTCTTTCAGATTCTTCACTATCAATTCTTCTTATACCCGTAGTTCCAATCATTTCATCAATATCAAATTCAGATCTCCAATTAGAGAAAGATTCATTATAACCTTCTTTCTTAGTTTTATTGCCCCAATTGGCAGCACCAACCTTACGACACTTAACTAATGCGCCAGATGCATAAGCAGAAGGCCATACAGAATAGCGAGACTTGACCTTATGATAACAAGCATCTTTTTTCCCTTCAATTATTTCATTTTCTGGTTCATAATGTGCTTTTTGAATTGGAGGAAGTTGTGATCCAGTTGGTTTTATTTTTCTTTTGGGAGCTGGCACATATGGATTTTTTGGATCTTCTTTTGGTGCTTTATATGGTTCATAAGGACTTCCACCATCTCCTCTACCTTCAATTATTTCACTTTCAGGTTTATAATCAGATTTAATATCTTTAAATCCTTTATTTTTAATATATTTTTTTACTCTTTTTTCCTTATCAGCATCAACATATGTTGTCGCCGGATAATTTCTAGGAGGAATTGCTGTAGTAACAGGAACTAATTGTTCTTCTAATTCCTTTCTCCAATTATATAAAAATACTTCTTCTGTTTTCACGTTGATTGCCTTCCCTTTTCTATCTGGATTTGGATCTTGACGTTGCTTACGGCGAAATGCTGCTTTCTCTTCATCCTTATCAAGGTTTCTCTTCATTTTTGAAGATCCACACTTTGGTTTAGTGGTTTGTCCTGGTTGACGGGCACAGGGTTTTCCGGCGTATTTGCCACCCAACTGAACCCAACCAGGGGTACCATCAGAAGAGCGACTCTTGCTAAACCAGTCACGCAAAGAACTATCACCACTTTTTGATTCACTTACACCACCTCCATTACCTCCATTACCACCTCCATTACCTCCATTACCATTTCCATTAGAACCATTTCCATTGCCACCATTACCATTTCCATTGCCACCATTACCATTTTTATTTTTTTCTTTATCATTTTCATCATCTCTCACCAAATATCCACGAATACCTGTATGATATCCAGAAGGCATTTTCTTGCACTTTTTATCTGTATAACAATAATAATATCCCTGTTTACACTTTTTCATTAATAAAAAAGTAAATTACTCTTTATTATTTAGAAAACCTTGTTTCAACATTTTTTGTAGATCGGATGTTGACCCCACAAATACTGCGTTATTAGTAACATTATTTGTAGTTTTAATATTATCTTCTTCAACTTCTTTGACTTTCTTTTGGAGATCTATTAACTTATCAGTTGTATCTGCAACGCTTTTAATTAACTGACCAGCAACCTCATATGCTCTTGGACTTGCTCCTTCTCCTGCAAGCTCCATTATGCCATTTATTGCTTCTTGTCCTTTTTCAATTAAGGAATATAAATTTGCTCTTGTATACTCATAATCCTTCTCAATATCATTATCTTTTGATTTAGAAACTTCTATCTCTTTAGGAGTTGTCTCTACAATACTACTTTCTGTATTGAGTGCTTCATCGATACTATCATAATTATTACTCATAAACTACCTCAAATATCCTTTTGTTGTGTAGGACTATAATTTTTAGAATCTGAGAAATATTCCCATCCTTCACTGAATCCAAAATCATCTTCCGGACCAGCATCAATTGGATTTGGGGTAGCCGTATATCTCATTTCTCTAGTTGCAGTCTTAGTATTTGTACTAGAATAAACATCTGCTTGAACTTTTTTGATAAGACCATCTGTAGTATCCGAAACTGGTCCAAATAAGTATGTTTTTGCAGTAAAATCTAATGTGTAAATTAATGCTCTTCTACTGGAAAAATCTCCTTCATAATCATCCTGGAATGAAATATTCTCCAATAAAACCGGAATATCTCTTTTTTCTCCTATAGAACTAACCAAATCAACAGTCAAATTAAATGCTGGTTGAAAATATGGTAATATTTGCTCAACTATTTGAAGAGCATCATCATTCAACTTACTTAAAATATTTAATTGAAATCCTATATTATATGGAACGGGCATATAAACTCTTTTCAAATTTGTACCATCTGATGCTTTAAACGATTGAGTTACTCCTGCCTTTCTTGTAGAATCATAGGACACTGATGTCATCTCAAATGACATTCTCGGTAAAGTTATTTGTACTGGTTTATTTAAATCCGCTTGTTGCTCAAGACGAGCAAGAAATTTTTGTGACGGTCCATATGCCAAAGGAACTTTTAACTCACTATAAGAATTTCCTGCAGAATCATCATGACGAATATTAATATTATTAAACAGTGTTCCAAAAGAAATAATCGTCTTTCTAATTATTTCATGATAGTAATAAGTTCCTAACATTAGTAAGTACCAAATGGATTTGACTCTGAAAAATCTATAATGAGATCTGCTTCACTCTCTATTTCATCACCTTTGTCATATTTATCACTAAATTCTGCTGTCTGAATATAATCAACACTATATTTTGCTGATGAAGCTGTTCCAACTATTACATCATCAGCAGCAAATGTTCCATCTGTAGTTCCCAATTTTAATATATTATTTGGAGCATCCCAAGATTTTACCCTTCCTTTTGCCCCAGAAACTGATCCAGTAACTTCCTCATTGAATGCAAAAGTACCCAATCCAGTTATAATTGGAGGATTACTAATTGTTGCAATTGCTGTTCCGGCAGTATATCCAATACCAGCATCTACTATAAGAACCTGAGTTACATGATTTTCATTACTATCAATAACAACTCTACCAATAGCAGTGCCAACACCTGAAATTGGAGATGCAAAAGCGATAGAAGGAACAGACGCATATCCACTTCCACTAGAAGCAATACTTACAGTACCAATACCAGAATTGGATGTCACTAATACTGCTGTTGCTGCAGCACCAACTCCATATGTAGTAGTTCCTACACCAGTTATAGTTGCTCCAGCACTAATGATTGAGACTGTTGGAGTAACTGTATAACCAGCACCTGGATTTGTGAGCAATATTTCCTTCAAAGAATAAACATTACCAACTGCTGTTGTTATTGCAACTGCTGTCGCATCTTTTCCTCCTGCCGGTGCAGTTGTAATAGCAACGGTTGGAACCTTTGTATACCCAAATCCATCATCATTTAAAACAATTTTTCTAATATAACCAGTTTCTGTAGATAAACCAACTGATGCTGTAGATCCAATGGAAATTAATTTTAAAGTAGTTATGTAACCTTGACTTTGAAGTACATCATCAATTTCTTCCGTTGTTGTACTAATTTCTTCCCATCCACCCATTTCATCTTCGTATTCAAAGAGTTCACATTTCAATTCATAAACATAATTTTTTCCCAACTGATAAAATGGTTTTTCATGCTCTACAAATTTCACTTCAAAAATTCTTTTTCCTAAAGGAAAATATATCAAATCTCCTTCTCTAGGTCTTGAAGAGACTTCTACTTCAGAATCTGGCAACGATTCTAAAAAAGATGAAATAAAATCTTCAAATCTTTCTTTAGATATAGTAACTATGAGTTCATCCTTTAAACTCATACCAAATTTGGTTAAAATATCACCTGCTCCAGTATATCCATCATAAGTATTGACATATGCTTCTATGGCAAAATTATCACTAAACTTAGATGATTCAACTTCATTTAAAATCTGATCCTTATTTACAATTCTTCTAGGCAAGTAAATAACTTCTATACCATAAATGGTAAGTTGCTCATTGATTAATTCTTGAATTAATCTTTGCTCAGATTGAGAACCTTGAAGAAAGAAAGGATTAAGTGCCATTATCCAACTAAATCGAGTGGTGGTAATTCATAATTTGAAGACATATTTTGCCTTATATCCGCTATTTCCCTTTCACCATCTTCATATATTTCTCTACCATTTAATTCAATTCCTCCAGGAAGTTTTACACCTCTAAATTTTATTAAATTTTGTCCCCACTGCCTCTTTATAAGTGCCGTAAGATATTTTTTCATAAATTCATGATTATAAATTTGAGTAGCATCTTGGGGATCTAAAATTCTATAACAATCAATAACTAAAAAGTCATCTAGATTAATATTATCCCAATCCATATCCAAATACAATCTATCTTGCACCTTATTAAATCTTACTCTTTTATCTGCAGTTAATAAGAAATCTATATCTTCAAGATATGTTTTAATCATTGAATATTGAAGTAATTCAATAGAATTGAAAAAATATAAATCATTCAAAAATAATTGATACTTTATATTAAACATTCCACTTGAAATTGTACTAGTATCAATCTTAAATACTTTTTCAATTCCAATAACAGAATCTGGAACTGCTATGAAATTACTAGTTTCATAGAAATTTGAAGTGATTGTACCCAAACCTGCAATATTTGTTGATGTTCCTGTAGTTGTAACAATTCCAACATCAGTTGTTCCAGTAGCTCTACCACGATCTAAATCATTTTGAGAAACTTTGTATTTCAAATACATTCTCTCAATACCATCATAATGACGTTCATTAAAAAGTTGTATAGCATCATCAACTAAATCATCCACCTGATCATCATCTACATTTATTTCTAATACCGGAGCACCCAATCTCCTAAAACAATAATCTATAAGTTCTTGTCTAGTGCCTGGTTTAGCCATCAGTATTCTCCTCCATCTATGTCTAGTGCTGTTAAAGTGCCGCCAATATTTACATTAGTACTAAAAGTTGCTATTCCAGTAAATGTACTCAATCCACTAATATTTAAATTTGAAAGAGTTCCCAATTTGGTTAAAGATGAAAGAGTAATTCCAGAACCAAGAGTAGTACTATTTAGTACTGTATTTGAACCAATCTTAAAAACTTGACCGCTAGTAACACCTAATCCAACGGATGATCTTAAAGTATCTGAAGTATTATGATAAGTAAATGTTTTTAAAATATTTGCAGAACCAATTCCAATACCACCACCATTAAGTAAAAGATTTGTTCCAACAGTAGTAGCAATTCCTACTCTATGGTCTGCTAACTCAATTGTTTGAGAACTAATCTTAGTTTCTGTTCCCAATACAAATAAGTCACCTTTAATAGTAACTTTTCCAGTATCATCACCAACACCAGACGGATCAATAATTAAATCAGAAGGTCCAGTAATACTACTAGTTCCAACATTAATTCCAGTTCCAACAGCACCTGTTGAAAGTTTAGATGCTGTTACGATTCCTGTTGTATTAGCACTAAAATCAGATGCTAAAGTAACCGCAAATCCTACATTTGCACTTCCATTAAACGGTATTGTCTGAGTTACTACATCACCAGAAATACTAAAATCTCTTTCTGTAGTTAAAGTATCTGCAGATCCGGTAACATTACCAGTTACATTACCATCAAATGTTGTGGCAGTTATAATACCACCAGAAGCGGTAATATTTTCTCCAACACTCAATTCTGTTGTAGTAGTTATACCAGATACTGTAAATACTTTATTTTCAAAATCATAAACAATATCAGAGGTTGTTGCGGCACTTACCATAGTGCCAGAAGTTAAACTTGTTAATACAAGTCTTCTACTACCAGTAGAAGGTACGCTAAGAGCTGCACCAGTATTAGTTAAATTAGAACCATCACCATAATATGTAATAATACCACTAGTTGCTGTTACAACTCCAGAAGATACTTGTAATGTTCCTAGAGTTGAAATTCCAGTTATATTAAGATTGCGTCCACTAACTTCATCAAACTCAATGTCTTGGTTTACATATAAATGACCACCAACATACAAATCACTTTCAAAAGTTCCTACTCCAACAAAAGTTGATAGTCCAGATACACTTAAAGATGTTACGGATGCTATTCCACCAATTACATTAGTAGATATTCCTGATTTTATAGAAAAATCAGAACTAGACGCTGGAGTTCCTGAGATGGAAGAAACTACTTTAATAGCATTTCCCTGCCCAACTCTGACATTAGTTAAGTTATTTTGATTTACCTTAACCTTAACATCTGCCATTAGCGAGTTACTCCCTGCCTAACAAGTACCATACCTTCAAGAACTCTCGTTTTAACTGTATCTTTTTCAATTACAATATCATAAACATATCTCCCCGCTTTCAAATTAACAGTAGCAGTGTTTGCTAAAGCAATTTGTATAGTTCCATTAGATGCTGGAGAAACTATAGATGTTGTAAAATCTGTTTTAGTTGAACTTCCAGCATGTTTTCTCATTTGAGAAGTTACAGTATATCCATCAAGATTTAATGGAGAACTAGAATCGGTAGATTCTAATGTAAATGTTTGAGAAAAATCCTCTCCGCTATTAATGGTAATATTGCTAACGTACGTAGCTGCCATTTATCTTATAAATATAGTCTCTCCTTATATTTATATCTTACTTTATACCCATATTTGAAACAACTTCTTGTTGCTTCAAATATAATTTTATCGAAGTCTTTAACATTTGCTTTAACTCATCAATATCTCTACATTCATCAATTTCTCTTGCTTGCTTTTCATATTCAAACAATTTATTAATACTATTTAATTCAATGTTATCTGGATCCATTTAATAACTCCTTTACTAAAGATTTTAATTCCATAATCTCACTTTTCATAGAAGAAATTTCATCTTTTTGAGATTGTCTATATGAAAGAGATTTGAGATACTGTTCATAAGAAACAGTATCACAATTCACTATAGCACCTGTTTTTTCATCTCGGTATAAATTTTGATACCCTTCAACCTTTATCATCTTATTGCTATTGATCTGAGATCTTTAATTCTTGGATATTTTGCCTGATTTGTTCCAGACATTACAATTTTTATAGTATATCCAGTAAACAATTCTAAATTATCTGCAGTAAATTGATATTCAAGATACTCATCTTCAGAACTTGCATTTACGTAAGCATCTGATCTTCCAGTATTTTTGGAAGGATCTAACACTAAATATCCTTCTTCATTATTATATTTTAAATTATCATATCCGGGGAATAAATCAAAGGTTTGATCTATTTCACTAGATTCAACTCTATTCAATTTATAAAGAACTCTAAAATCAGCAGTTTGATCTCTATATGCGGAAAGAATTACTTTAAGTGATGTCGCAGGATTTTTCAAATTAACTGTATTTGAAACATAAACTGCCGAATGAGGATCGAATTGAGAAGATCTTACAATGTCATTATTTTCATATTTAGTTACAGGGTTATTTAATCTTGCAGACCTAAGTTCAGTTCTGGCAGTATCCAAATAAATTATAGGAGATAAATTATCATCATCATCAGATCTATTTAAAGTAATTCCAGTAGTGAGAGATTTATTTCTTGGTAAATTGGTAAGATGTTGACCCTCATTTATCTTGGAACAAACTAATCTAGTAGTAGATAATTTATTCAAAGTATTTAATTCTACTATTTCGAATCCTTGATCTAAGAATGATGCCTCATTTCCACTTACACTAGTTCCACTAACAGTTCTTATTTTTGTATTAATTGAAGTTGTAGTACCTGGAGTAATTACATCATAACTTGGTATAACCTCTGAAAATTCTATATTTTCGGATGGTTTTATTGAATTCCCTCCAACAAAAGAATCATCAATAAAGGAAAGTTGAGGATATTTTGTTGTACTATCTTCTTCCCTATTTAATCCATAAGTTCCTGTTCTATCTATTTCAATATAATATCCATCACTATCAATATCAAAAGAATTTAATTGATGATCTTGATTTATCCTTCTTAAGGATACGCCATTTAATTCATATTTGTATACATTTGAATTTATAGAATGAGTGGTAATTTTTGTACCATCGATCCCTCTTCCATGAATAGTAATATTTCCGGATGAAGCAGCACTATAAGAAATAATTTCATTTCCTATCTTCATATATCCATAGTTACCATTGGAAGAATTGATGGCAAATCCCTCAAAAGTTTCTAATTCAGTACTACTCGATACAGTTATTACATCTCCAGTCGTAGAATCTGCACTTATTGCTGATGTTAAAGTTGTTGGAATATATGATGATTGTACACTTGACAATCTTACACTATTAATTCCAGAGTACATTCCATGATTGAAATGATTAACTCTAAAATATGTACCTCTATTTGGAATTTCGGAAGAAGATACTTCAGAACGAAGAATTGTAGTACTTCCCATAGAAACAATTGTATTTGCAGTTGGATCTGGATAATAACTCACTCCTATTCCAGTCTTAAAAGCATGATTGGCATCTGAACCAAATTCTCCCTGAATACCTGATAAAAATAATGTATCAATACCACTTATTTCAGAAATAGAAATAAAAGCATCTCTACCACTCCTAGATGTTGTTGAACTTGTAACAATTCCAACAACATCACCAACTTGATATCCATGACCCCTATCTACGATAGTTGGATTTACTGTAATTTGTCCATTATCATTATTAACTGTTCCTACGTTTAACTTTAGACCAAAACCTTGTCCAGTTACAGAATATGTTTCTACTTCAGCATCAGTTTCATAATTAAGTCCCCCAGTCTGAATAGCAACACTATTTACAGAACTTCCTGTTCCAACAATAAATGCAACACTACCAGGAGTATTTCCTGATAATTTTCTTCCTGGTTCTAATATATTACTAAGATCACCCCAAACAGAATTTCCCGATTCAATTATAGTCGTTATACCAATATTTCCAGTTTTTGGAAGAGTTCTAATTGGATTATTTCCTAGAGTTTGAACATAGTCATTATTAATATCTAAACTTGGATTATGGAAAAATGCCGTTCCTGATGTTGGAACAAACTGTGCTTTTCTTAACTTAAATTTCAAATCCTGATATTGATTTGGTGTCCAAATAGAACCATTTTGAGATTTGAATAGACTTCCCATAGCAAACTGCTTAGTATATCTAACAGACTCTGCATCAGGTAAGGATTGAGTATTGACTGTCTTTTCTCCCATCTGAGCAGTCCAAAGTTCATATTCATCAGAAGTTTCTGAAACAATTACGAGTGCATATTCTCTTCCGGGTGCAAGATATATTGGTGTTGGGAATACAACTTTAGTGGCAATTTCACCAGTTGTTGATGTCTGAATTTGTATAATTTCATTTCCATTTTCATCAGTTGTTCTGGGTCTTAAAACAGCAGGTTCTTCAAGAACAACTCTTGTTGGCGTTCCCAATTCAACTGTTCTTATTTCAACTCTTACTGGGTCATTTCCTGAAGGAATATTTGCAAAGTATAAATCAACTTCTGTTAGAATAGCACCATTACTATCATCATTTTGCCCTGTAAAATCGGGAGCATCAATATTCCCACCTACAGTAAATGTTTGTGCAAGAGGATCAAAAAATTGTACAAAAGTCTGCCTAAAGGAAACAAATTGTCTTCTTTCCCAAGTTCCTTGAGAATCATAAGAAACTTCAGCAGATGAAATTAATTTGCTTCCTGGTAATGGTTTTTGATTTGTTGAACTATTTGTTAACTTATAAGTTTTATTTCCTGTAGAAATCCGTACAGAAGGTGCTGGATCACTAAAAGGATCTCTCAAGAAAAATGATCCTATTAAATCTCCATAATTATCGGAGATTAATCTAATATTCTTGACATAAGATACAGCGCCACTAGTTTGTCCAACCAACTTCATACCATTGACTAAGTATCCAGAAAACTCTCCCTGTGCTTCAGAAGAAAGTGCAAAAGTATCAACATTTAAAGTTTTTGAAGAAGAACTATATTCTGTGGGTATATTCTCCGACTTTAGATATGGATTTATATTAAATACTGTAGTTGGAGATCTATGTGGACCATACTTATGATTGGAATTTGCTAACCTAAATGTTATTAAATTATCATCACCAACAGAACCAACCACCGTTTCTCCTGCTTGGAAAGTTGATACTGATGAACCAGAATTTTCTAAAGTATCGTCATTTGCAATTTCAATTAATTTTGGTATGAAATCAACTCTACCATTTCCATCAAGGAATTGATAAAATTTAGTTAGTGGCTTTAAATTTGTTGCAGAGAATTGTGTATTTCTAGACCTCATAAATTCTTCTTCACCAGAAGAAACTATAACGTCTCTAGACCAAGAATTAGTGAAGACTCTACTTACAAGTCCCCCACCAAACCTTTGAACAACTGTTCCGGCATTAATATTTCTTGCGGCAAGTCTAATTGTTCTAACCCAAGTATCACTACTTGGTGTCAAAGTTACAACACCGTTGTAAGATACTACATGAAATGGATTTGCATTTTCAACTCTAGTTGCAAGTGGTTGTTCTATCCAATCTATAGAATTATATTTTAAAGTTACTATATTTCCAGTTTTTTGAGTATTGGGATCAAGTAAATCATAATTCCCAGATAAATCTAAAGTAGTTTCTGGTTGTTCTGTTAATGGGGTAAGTTGACTGGAAATTGTATTTTTTGATATTATTGGAGTTAATTCGTTAGAATCGGAATTAACTTCTATAGAAGAAATTTCAAAATCAATTAAAGAATTATTCTTAAAATCATCTACAAAGAAACCACTCTTAAATCTATCTCTACCATCAGAATCTTTAATCTGTAAAGTTTGAGTATTTAATTCAAGTAAAGATAATGATGTAACTTCTTCCAGATTTTCAAGTCTATCATCAATTCTACCAATATCTTTCATAGTATATCTTCTATTATCAATCAAAGATATTTCAGGGCGATCACTATTGTATAGGTACGGTGGCAAGGATATTGTTGCCAATTCCATAACTTGTCCATTATTATTAACTGGTTCTCTAGCAGGATCTTGAGATACTCCCTTTCCTACAAATAACTTTCCAGATTTATCAATATAAACTTTATCAATTCTTGGGAGATAATAACTATATCCAAGTAAAGAATCTTCATTAGGAGATAGAGTTTTCATGAAAGTGAATGATCTATCCGTAAATGGTGATTTAGTTGCGGTTGATGCATCAAAATTTACAACTCTTGGTCTAAAATCTAAGGTATCTGATGCTCTAACGTAATCATTGCCAATATTTTGAATATCTTCTGCAAAATTACTTTCCGGATAACTTAAAACAGTAAATAAATCACCATTATCTGATGTTGGTATAGTATAATGATCAAGTACGATTAAAAGTTTTTTAGAGGGAACTTGACTATTTTGAGTTCTTACTAATTTTGAATAATCATAATATTGATCTTTTTGTCCTTTATCCAAGATAAAATCTTGAGTTACATCAAAGTAATTACCGTCAGTTATCGTTGTAATATTATCTTCAATTCCACTTTCCTTAAAATTAACCTTTTCTCCAATTACAAATCTATCAGAGTTTAAGTAAACTACAGCAACAGTATTTGAGGACAGTGCATTATTACTTACACTATTTTCAACTACTCTAGCAATAGCATTACTATTACTACTTACAATTTCTTCACCAACTATAGAATCACTAGCACTTGAAGATAATACAATCTTATCAAATGTAGCTTTAGAATTATTTTTAGACTCATATACACAAATAACCTTTGCAACATCAGGATAATTTAGAGAAATTTCCTCATCTTCAACTCTCAATCCATAATAGATACTTGTAGTCAATCCCGTAGATGTTGTAGTTACTCCTGAAGAAGTTTTATTTACTTCTACTTGAACACTTCTAGTATAATTTTTTACTTTACTAACAATACCATTTTTAGTAAGAGTTGCATTAACTACGGCATTACTTGATGCCTGATCGGTAAGTCTTCTAAATGAAACTTGATTGGCATCAAATATAAATGAATCACTAGTTACTGTACCAATTCCTCCTCCATTATAATGAATAGAATATCTATCTGCATCAAAAGAAGTAAAGAAAGCACTTGAAATTCCTGTAAATTCTGAAATAGTTGCTGTCATGGCAGCGCCACTAATTTCTCTAGAACCTAATTGTTCTCTTATTGTTAAAGAAGAATTTGAAAGATCTACGGAAGAAATATTTGTATTAGGTAATTTTTCATAAAGACCCGAAGATTCTGAATTTTCTAATATTGGAGCACCTATTTTTATATCCGAAAGTTCTGTATCTGCAGTCAATAAAGCACCAGTATAAACTCCATCAACAGGACCAGTTACTGCTTCTAGTGTTAACGAAAGACTATCAGCGGAAATATTAGTTACTCTATTAAAATGCTCTTCACCAGATCCTGATTGGAAACGTATAATAGTATCGGTTTTTATGCCAGTAAATACATTACCTGGACTAACTATAGTATCATTTGAATTAACAAAACTTGCATTTGCTACACCATTTGGCAAATTAAATTTTTGTAGGAGTGTATCTGCACTAAAATCATTTGCACCACTACCAGAATTTTCTACAGATTTAATATCACTTATACCATAGATATCTAATTCTTTAATACTTCTTTTTACATCATTATTTCCATTTATTACTAACCCCTCACCCTTAATAAAAGATCCTGTTGTATTTGTAACATAAATTAAATTCTTATCACTATAAGCAGCAACAGTAAATCCTGTTGCTCCACTAACAACACCCTTTACATGAGAATGAATTGGTAATGATATATTGGCATTTAATATGAATTTTGTATATGTTTGGATATCATACAGATAAAGATTCCATTTAGTACTTGACCCACTATAAGCGGCATCAGTAAGTCCAAATGTATAAACTCTTGCCTTTCCAATTTCAACACCTGTAGATTCAGATTTATGCTTATTCTTTAAAGTCAATAATTCATTATTTGTAGGTGTTCCGGCAACATTATTAACTTTAAGTAAATTTCCCATTCTGAATGGAAAATTTGTCAAATCTATATTTTTAGTATCTCTTGGTTTTTCTACATCTAATATAGAAGTCCCTGTAGTTTCTACATCATAACCCTCAACATATGCTTTTCCTGGAGAAACTTTAACACACATCAAATCATCTGAAGGTGTGTTCAATTCATCCGTTTTTTGATCCTCAAAAAATAATCCATTACCACCCAATTTATCATTAAGAGAATTGTGGACAGATATTTGGAAAGGATTTACAGAATAACTTCCAGATTCATCATTTGTTCTTTCGGCAAGATAATCCTTTATAATATTATATTGTGTTTTCGACTCTATAAATTTCTTCCTACCATCTCTCAAACGTAATAACTCAACAAAGTTTGTATCATCAACGTCAGTTAATAACTTTTTAGTTAAAGTTAAATTTATTTGTAATCTATCAGCTCCAGGTGCAGCATAGTTTGAGAACCCTTTTGCATTATCATATAAACTATCATCATCCTTGGCACTAATTAAACTTTCTTGTATATTTAAACCCACCCTATATGATGGAGTATTTGTATAGTCATCTAATATTATAGTTTGCTTAGATACATTTACAAAATATCCCCTAATAAAGTATATACCATCCCCTATAGATGCAGATGAACCTATTGAAGAAGCATTTAAATCTATTAATGAAGCAAAAGGTGTTCCTGCATTAATAGTTGTATTTCCATAAGTAATATTTTCTTCTGATATTAAATTTTCCCCATCTTCAAATTGCTCAAATGCAAAATCATTGTTTGAATCTAAGTACTTTACATATAATGTAATATATTCTACATTATTTCCATCTGGAAAAGAAATATACTGTACAGTTGCAGTAGTTCCAGATGTTTGCCCAATAATCTTTTTACCTAAAAAATTATTAATATAAACGGATATATCTACACCAAAATTAGTAGTATTTAATTTTACAGCATAAAATTGATTATCATATGATATATTTCCCGGAATAACTACAGATCCTTCTTTGAAAATATGACTACCAAAACTTTCAATTTGATTTTGTAATATAGACTGTAGAGTAGTTAATTCTCTAGCCTGAACTGGAGAACCAGGCTTAAATAAAACCTTATAAAAATTCTTTTGAGAATCAAAATCATCATAATAAGGATTTATATTTAAGTTTACTTTTTGTGCCATTTGTTTTTAAAATTCCAGAATAATTTTAACGTCTTCTTTTTGCCTAGAGTCTCTACTTACAGAAGTTCTATTATCAATATAAATTACATCTCCTGTCTTTCTATTTATCTCAGGATTGGCAAGTCCTTTTGTAAAAGTAACTCCTAAATTAATTCCATCATAAACACTTGTGGATGCACTAGAACCAAAAGCAGTATCTATTTGTGCAGAAAATCCTTCCGATCCAGTTACTGCCACACTACCACCAGATCCTGGTGTGGCAGTAAAATCATAAACCTTAGAATTATCAGCATTATCAGTTGAATCATTTCCATTATAATATGATAAAGATCTATCACTGTAATATTTCAAAACCTGCGTGTCTGCATCATAAGATGCTACATAACCGGTAGCAGTAGTTAATGGATTTGTTGATAGCGTTTGTGTTATTTTTTCTCCAATAACTGGTCTAGATGAACTTGTAAATGTAGTAAGTCTTATAGAGTATAATGATGAAAATTCATTTGCAGTATACTTTGTTCCTGAAGAATCGAAGGTTTCTGGATCTTTTATTAATCCAACCTGAGCAAACACAGTATTAACCGGAAAATCCCTAGTAGAATTATCAAACCTTGCATAAATTAAAACTCTTTCTGCACCAAGATCAGTGTAAAGATCATATCCATGTCCCCTTGAAGGTGGTATGATAACAATCAATTTTGCAGATGTTCCAGTAAAAGTACTTGGTCTAACATTACTTAAATCAACATAACCATAAGTATATCCACTTCCACCAGAAACAATTCTAACAGACTCTACCTTTTGATTAGTATCATTCGAAATTTTAACTAATGCCTTTCCTCCAGAACCATCTCCAATTATGTCACAGACCTCTTCTTGACCTTGCAAATATCCCAATCCTGCATTTTCAATATAAACTTTTTTTATTTGGTTATTATTAATAGTCGAGTCTCCAGATTCCCTAACAGTTTTTATTTGAGAATTTTGACTTGTCGACCAATCATTTGGCAAAACAATATATTCAGTAGAATCGAATTTAATTATATCACTTGGGGAAATTGTGAAAAGATATTTCCACAAATATCCATCATTACTAGAACCAGCAGAAGATACTTCTAAATCAGTAAATGTTGGTTCATCTTTAGATTTATTTCCTTTTGCACTATTTGCACCACTTGGTCCATATGATCCATTATCAATGCATAAGTATACTCTAAAATCACTGTTTACAACATAATATTGTGAATCATATAATCTCGTACTTTGAGAATTTGGTGTTCTGTTATTGAGAGAATAATCATGACGATACATATCATATTCAGTATTTGCAGTCCAAGTAACTTTTTTTATAACTCTTCTTGCATTTTGAGATGTAATTCT